CGAAATACCAGCCTTAACCATTTCCTTCTTGAACGACTTAGGAACCGGAACGCGAGCCAATGCCGTAACACGAACCATATCAACCACTTCAGGCAGCTGCGTGGTCATCGACAGGATCTGTGCTTTCTTCGAATTAGCAGCAAGTACGAAACCATGATCGACGTCACCTGACTTCGAAACGTAGGTAGCGAATTCGCCTTTGACTGCCGATGCCATAGCGATGTGGCGCAGAGCAGGAATATCTTGACGGCGTTGGACAGTAGCTTCCACGAGCTCCGACAGGTCTTCTTGACCATGACGTGCGAGGAACTTACCACCGCGACCTTCGCGCATTTCCCACAGCGACTTATCACGGTTGTCCATCATGATATTGCTAGACATAACGCGATACGAAGCACGCAGTTCCTTATCTTCCACGACACGGACTTCGCGATTAGCACGAATGAAACCAACAGCAACGTTAGCCTTAACCAGTTGGAATGAATTCTCAACCGGAGCAGCCAGGTTGTCCATTTTCTCAAGCAGCGATGCCGCGATTTGCTCCTTCGTTTGTGCACCAGTAAACGAAACAATAACGCGGGCGAGGGTCGGAGTAACCAACTCGTAATCAGTGATGTTAACGGTTTGCATTTCACTATCCTTGTAAAGTGAACATTAATAAAACGACGAAGTGAACCTCAAAGGGTAGGACCTACTTAGGCTTCTCAGAGCAACACCATAAAATTACTAATTGAGCGTAAAGTTATCGGAGGCACCTCGCCGTGCCTCCTTCCAGGGTACTCGATTAGCCGTAAACCCAACCAGTTCCATTACAGAACACGGGCGCTACTATGCTGCCACCGCCCGTTGCTGTTCCCAGAAATGCAGGAGTTGCCGCTGCGTCTGTTACGTAGGCACGTGCCCCAGTCAATGCAGTAGTAGCAGTTGGTAAGGTTGCTACGGTATAACCGGACGAGGTTTTAACTGGGCCAGTCGTAGTAAGTTGTCCCGTATGAACCCACGAACCACTGCCGCTATTTGAAGTTATACCAGTGATACCTGTACCTTGACCGCCGGCGAAAGACAACGGTATAACCGGCGTCGATCCAGTATCGCTCCACATTTCTGCGGAGAAACTACCGTTGATAAACTGCCAGCCAACCGTGCGATTATTAGCTGGCTGCGTCGGATCGACTAAGAACAATGTTGGCCACTTGTTCGATATAGTCGTCAACGCGACAGTTGGTGTGGTTACTCCCGGAAACGTTCCTGCAGGTCCAGTGCCGTTTGCGGATACTGTACCTGTGGCGTTATAGTCTCCCGTATGAATCCACTTACCAGTGCCACTGTTAGACGTTATTCCAGTTATACCTGAAGCCTGTCCTCCAGCAGCAGCGAAGACAGGAGTCGCGGAACTGCCTGCGTCGTTCTTGAATCGTAATTGGAGCGCGCCTTGGAAGAAGATCCATTCAGCACTACGATTGTTAGTCGACTGAGTCGAATCAAAGAAGATAACGTCAGCATTATTGGCTGCTGCGGTTATAGCTACCCCAGTATTAGTCGGGCCTGCTGGTGCGGTATTGGCCGTCGAGTTCAACGATCCTTGAGTGTTTATACTACCAGTAACCGCTAAAGAATTGCTGCCACCAATTACAACTCCTCCTGACCCTTTGGGGGTGATAGTTAGAGTCACATTGCTGTCTGTTCCTGAAGTGGTTATAGCAGGACTTCCGCTGGCCGCAGAACCAGTTAGCACAACATTGTTGCCGGTCCCTGCTGCAGTTATAGTCCCACTCGCACTCAACGTATCCGTCGTCGTGCCACCAGTTACTGCGACAGCGGCACTGAATGTATGCTTGCCTGCCCACGTCGGCGTAATCGTCAAATCGATAGGTGGCGCTGCATCCGAGCGCATGAAGGTTGCCGCGCTACCATTAACGGCTGTGGTGCCAACCTTAGCAGTTGGTGAAGCTGCCACTGGAACGGTTACGGCCGGGTGTACGTGGTCCGCACGTGCGTAGTTTGCTGAGGTACCCACCGCACCAGTTCCACTATTGGCTGCAGGTACAGTTGAGGATGGACTAGGGTTCGCAACTACACTTATAGTACCATCTGCAGTAACATTTATATTTGCGCCGATCTTCACACTGCCATTTGCTGATGCCGTTGCTATAGGCAAATCAGCAGGTACCAAAGCACGAAACGTAGGAGGTGCTCCAGTGCCATTGCTAGGACCTGCTAGGATACTATTAGCAAGTTGTGCGTCAAATTCTATATCTATGCTACCTGCGGTTGTCACCGGCGAACCGCTAACAGACATGAAGGTTGGTACGGTTACACCCACTGAAGTAACCGTTCCATTACCAGCGCCCTCAGTTGGGTTAGACAGTATGGTGGACCAAATTACATTGGGACTGGCCGTCAAATCAGTGACGTTATCGAGAACGCCGTTGCGATAGACTTTGGATCCTGCGGTTGCTGTAGCGTCAGCAGTTAGATCCAAATAGATTGATATGTTGCCCCCGCTTATGATGTAATCATTCGTATCATCATAAGGGATGCAGAAATGCCAAGCATTGTTGTGGTATACGTATATACCTGCAGGGGAACCACCAACGACCTCCTGCAAACAAGCTAGGGAATATTGAGTAGCGGTAGAAAGGGTGGTGACCCATTCTGCACGATTTACATAAGGGGCTGCGGCACCAATATAAACATCAACTGGTACTGAGAAAGGGAACGGAGTATCTGCCATTATTAACCTCACGAAATTAAACGGGAGGAAGGGTGGTGTACTCGTTGTAGTTATAAGAGGGTATCCTAGGATACCCTCGGTCTCCGTTCTGTTATTTAAGCGTCAATGGTGTAGTCGTACGACCAGGTGATTTGCAGGGAAACGTGCGAACCACCTTGTGCACCATCTAGTTCGACGTCATTGATTTGCTGCGGCCACATATTCATAACCTGAACCGTTTTAGCCACGGCAGGCGCGTCGGTGTAGACAACGATCTGGCCGTTAACCAGGTAAACCGACGAAGGGCTACCAGTATTGTTAACCCAGGACTGAGCGCTTTCCATCCAATTGAAAAACTGATTCCGGGTATTCCAGTCAACAGCTTCCAAGAAGGTGGAGGTGAATGAGTGCGACCAGTTACGACGACCACGACGAACCAAATGAATGCCGTGCAACTGAACGTCAACACGGTCCATTTCCGAACCAGGAAGACCGGTCGACATGCAACGATAAGTAAGCTGACTGGTGTTCGAAGAACCGGGGATCGCTGGAAGGAACAAGTCAAAGTTCCAGGTTAGTGCCGGATCCGGAATGCCAGATACGTCTTGAAGGCCTGTCCGTGCCATATTAATACTCCTAAGTATTGTGAACTTTTAACTTCCTTATTAGATAACGTGAAGCACTGGATTCCATGATCCATGAGGTGTCAGTACTCGAACATGCGTACTGTCACGCCTTAGCTGTTCGTCATCCAACAATTCAAATCCGATACGCTGAAGAACGGTCAACACTGGATGTAGTTCGCAGGTGAAACGGATACTAGAATCCAGGTTGTTGAATTGAGAACCCTTCAGATACGGATCCATCTCAATGAATATCTTGCGAGCCACAGCACGTCGGTCAGTAGCTAGCAATCGTAACGCAGCTTTTATTTCCATCTCTAACCTGCCATACCTAAAGGTTGATTAGCCATATTCCACAACCGAGGATCAGCGTCGGCGTCTATCTCCTCACCTGCTAAGGTTTCCAATTCAGCATCCTCTATAGCAGAATGAATGTTGAGATATCCGTTGTCTCTAGGATCTTCAGTAATCAACCGATCGCCAGTAGCTCTGCCGGCTCGATCGAAATCACCATCCTGCAAAGCCTTGGCGTAGTTACGCATCCCCTCTTGACCGATCATGTTGAATCCATCAGTGAATTCGAAATCATCGTTCGTAGAGGACGCTAGGTGCGGATCGTTGATATTGTTTTCTCTAGCGTAGGTAGAACTGAACTCCGGATCAATCAGCATAGGTACGTCAGCGTAAACACCGTGCGTACCATAGTTTTCCTGATCCTTGGTCAGATCGTCTTCCTCAGTACCCAACCTGTCTGCTAGGATACGCAAACAGGCTTGAAGCCTAGAGGTGCTACCGTTCAACGAACGTTGGGCATTAGGCTTGGTGGAGAAATCAGGTTCTAAGCTAGCATCCGGAACACCAGTTGCATCACTAATACCACCCTTGGATGCTACCTGCTCAGTATGTTGGTACAAATCTTCTTCGTGTCCTTCTGGCGCTGTCGAAGCTTGATCCAGTGCGTCCGATGCAAACTGCGCATTGTTTTGCGGAAGCAAATCATCAGACTTCGACGAATGTGCAGCTAGAAGACGGAGGTGAGCCTTTAACATAAGCACCTCACCTTGTGTTCTTCAGCCTTGTGGCGGCGCTGGCCATAATCGAAGCGGCAGTCATATCACTAACGCTGGTCTTTTCCATATCAGTGGTAGGTGAGCGTGCTTCCTTGTCTTCTAGGCCTTCCTGCCTACGTTGCTCGTGTTCCAATTCGTGTTCATTCTTTTTCTTGTAGGACTCGGCAGGTGCAATTATGCCCTTACCGTCCTCAGCAGCCAGCAACGCTTTACCCGTATGGTCTTCCAGTGCAGTGTTACGCCCAGGTACAGTAGGTGCCTGCTGTGTTGCCTTCAAACGAGTTGATGCATTAATCTCGAACATAATTCATCCTTAAAAAGGGGCCGAAGCCCCTTCCTTTAACCGGGTTGAACTTGTGACAACACTTCAGAGAACGTAACGCCTTGTTTGCTCACAACCACCTGCAGGTTGATGATGTGCGTCGGAATCGTCGGGATGATGATAACCGTAACGTTACGAATACCGCTGTTGAAGTCCTGTGCCGTGTTATTCGTGCTATCCGAAACAACAGTGAAACCAGAAAGCGCACGAACATTCTGCAACGAAGTCAGATACGAGGAACAGGATTCCACAATCTGACGACCCAGGAAGTCATCATTCGGCTCTTGCAACGAGAACAACAAGAACTGATAGAGAGCAACTTTAAGCACGTTGACGATACGACGAACAGACAACCACGTGAGCGCCGAAAACTCCGACGACAGGGTTTGCTGTTCCCACAGTGCAATACCTTGGCCAACAAACGTCTGCGTGTAGTTCACCTGTGCGTTGAACAGTGCATCCATCTCGCCTTGATCGTACACTTGGCGAGTCTTCAACACGTTCACTAGACCGCGATTCAAACCAGCGATAGAGAACGACGGATTAGCAACGCGATCGGTACGTGCGCACAGTGCCGCAGCCCAACCAGAGAACGGAACATATTGTTGCTTACCGTTGAAGGTATCCGCTTCTAGAACATCAGGACAGAACAGCGCGCTGTAGGTCGAATTCAGATTCAACTGAAGATTACGATAGTTGATTGCCTGTTGGAACTGCTGCGAATTCGAAGGCACATCAAGCAGGCCAACGCAATCACCACGACCTTGTGCAAGCGTATCCATTGCCAACTGAACATCAGGGGTAAAGTGACCACTGTTGATAAGCAGGTTAATAGGATACAGTTGCTTGTTACCGAACGTTGCCCACGCACCAGCTACATCAAACGACGATGGTGCGGAACCACTGTCACCATCAACGAAGTTCGTCAGCGCAACATTGCCAACCGAAGTAGGTACCACGTTCAGCGAAGGAACATTCGACGTCACCTGGATGTTAGAACTGAACGGGTTGATAGCCTGTTCCAATTCCGTTTCCAGACCCGACGAACTGGTGTTCTCCGTCAACGTACATTGGAACTGTTCAATTGCAAACGAGGTGGACGTTGAGGTATTGAAAACATCAATCGTAAAGAACGGGCTAACCACTACATCGTCGATACTCGTAATCGGCTGCTTAGTAGTATCAGGTTGAATCGCGCCGGTATCCGTGAATGAAATAGTCGTGTTGCTTTGACCAACCTGAGTAAGGTAACCCAGTCCGGCGGAGGTACGACCATAGATGTTATACGCGATAGCCTGTGCAACCGGATTGAATTGCAAGGTGATGGTATTCGTTGAAGTACCAGCAGCGATAACTACCGTAACCGGGTTCGAGGCCAACGTCTCACCAGTTGCCGATACAGAAGACACTTGATACTCATACGTAGCTGCAGCCAACGTACCACCAGTGCTTGCCGTAGTCGGCGGGAACTGCGTCATATCCGGAGCCGAGATGTTTGTCGAAGTTACCGACAACGCAAGCACATCCGCGTATGAACCAGGACCACGCAACGGGTAGAACAGTGCAATAAGCGTCGTATTAGGAACCAGTGTTTGCAACTGATCCCAATCCGGCGTTTCCGGGTTTGCGACACCACCAGCAACAGGCAACAGATGAGTAGTACCGTCTGCATCTTGATACAAGAGAGTACCACAGAACAATGCATCATCCGACACAACACGCAGGCCCCACAGATCCGAACCTTCGCTGAAATAGTCCAGCGCGCAATACTGGTCAAACGAAACCGATGCATTCGGAATGCCATACTCAGTCAGATAATCAGTGCCGTTGGTGAACTGCACCGGAACCGTACGACCTTGCGTGGCGATAATAACTTCAGAAGCTACGGAGCTCGAAGCCGAAACGATAACCTGCGAGAGGTTGATTTCCGTTACGATAACCTTAGAGCCTTGCTTGGGACTAATGGTACCCATTTAGCCCTCCTTTTTGTTCTCAGTCGGAGCCGTGTCTACAACAGGTGCTGACGGTTCCGGAGTTACTGGAGCTTGTTGCGCTGACTGAGTAGTCGACGACTCCGGTTGAACTGGCTTCGCATTAGCTTGTTTGGCTACTGCGTTCACCAGGCCTCGCTTAAGCTGCCGAACTGGTGCGGCCTTCTTCTCCAGAACTTCGTCATTAAATACTTTGATATCCTTACCGTGTAAAGCCATCCAGTGCGGATCGAGAATAGCACCATCCTTGAGCTTCACTCCCTTGTTACGGGGCATGACGCGCGTGAATGCTTTCGTACCGTCCTTAAGGATAATACCTACTGGAAGTGCTATACGGCCAATATTGCGAATCACGGCCATGAGAGCTCCTATCTGTTGAAAGCTACAATGTTACTAATATGAAATTCAACCCCAGTTATTAAGTACTCTTAACCTTTTTCAGCGTACCGTTAGGGTTCAACTGTGGTTGCTGCTGATTTCTATCGAAGGTAAACGTCTGGGTCGATACAACCTTTCCGTTCGGCAACTGAATGCCTTCGTTGACGTTAACCTTGTTCACCTTGCCAATTTCGCTAACCACTGGTTCACTTACGTACCCATGGATGACTGCTGTGGTTACCACGTCATACTTCGTTTCCGTTTCGGTGACGTTTTCACGCTGTGGAATAGGCACACTATCGTTCAATGTCATTCCGATACCAAAGCGACGATTACCATAAGGCACTACAGTCTTTAGATAACCGAAGCGACGCGCCAGTAACCAGCGGCGAACGAATGCCTGAACCGAACCTTGCTCCACAGATTGGAACTTGTTCGTTACGTAGTTAATCTCTATTTCAAAGTTAGTGGGCAGTACCCGCACCGTTTGATAAGAAGATTCGGAACTAACGTTAAACACGATACCACGCCGGCCCAGCGGATGTGCGTTATAGGTTTCAGTGTTGGCGCTCATGTTCTGAAGTACGAACCAAGCATAAGGATACGTCAGTGGTTTGCCGTCTCCAAAGATACGCTCCAACACCTTCGTCTTGTCATTCTGATTGATAAATGCACAAGGACAATTAAAGACCTGTTGGAACTTCATTTGGAAGCCAGCGAGAATATATTGGTCAATAGGCTCCAGAGTCTTCTGCATTTGCCAATCCACCTATGACTAGAAAAAGAAATAGCCCCGGCCAGATTTGACCGGCTCGGGGCTAGGGTTACTTCGCAATAGTTACCAATTCACACGTAGGGGATTACTTCTTACCCTTAGCAGCCGTCTTTTGAACCGGTGCCATACGAGCAAGCATACGAGCAAACTTAGCGTTTTCCGATTCCTCAGCGTTTTCAATTTCCAACGCTTCGTCCTCTACACACTCCGGTTCGCCTTCAGGTTCGGCTTCGCCCATAACTTCTTGCTCAGCGTCACCTTCCATTTCAACGTCATCCATATCACCTGCCAGACCTTCGAGCTCCTCGTCTTCTGCCATTTCAGCAGCCTTGACTTTATTGCGAGCTTCGATAGCCTTAGCTTGAACTTGGAATGCCATTGCATTCGATGCTTCGATAATCTGTACTGCCTTTGCAAACGACGGTTCACGCGTCGCCTTCGCCATCAGCTTCGCAGCCAACTCAGGTTTACCTTGAGCGTACTTGACTGCGGCCGAGACGAGAAAATCCAACGAACGGTTATACTTCATAGCTTTTCCTTTATCTCAGTTAGGGAGTGTTCGCCTGGATAACTACTGGCCAGCGCCCCAACACTCCCTGCAGCCAATTACATGCGGATACCCTTCGCGAATGACGTGCTGTTAGCAACAGCCATCGCAAACGATTCGTACATAACCCAACCACGACCCGGGATCTTTTCGATAGCGATATCGATCGGCTGGCTTTGCAGACCACCGCGATCCGAATAAGCACCGTGGTTCAGTGCATCCGAGATGACGAAGAATTCGCCTTGGTTCAGAACCTTGTGTTCCGGGAAGCGATAAGCATCCGACGTGATAGTGCAACCATACAGCGTACCGAGTTCACCAGTAAGCAGAAGTTCGTGGCGAGCAACCGGATCGATTGCCGTGTAGAACTCGCTGTTACCGATAATGTCTTGGTACAGGTCGGTAGCGATCAGCACGTGCGGAGCCTTCAGACCCCAACGCGTAACGTTCACCTGAACTTGAGCAAACGTGTACGGCGTAAGTTGACCGCTAACGATTTGCAGCGGGTTGTCAACACCAACCAGACCGTTAACCAGGTTCATCCACAGACGGTCTTCCGACACCATGATTGCTTCAGTTGCTTCGACGTACTTCTCTTGCAGAACGTCACCAGCGGACTGGTTCAGGTCGTTAAGAGGAATGTACGGGCGTGCAACCAACTGCAGTTCCGGCGGCGTGAGCCATTTGTCCAGCGTGATTTGCGGTTGAATCTGCGTCGGGCTGGTCGAGTAAGCAGCGACAACGTTCTTCAGACGAACCGGGAAACGCGGGATCGAACCTTGCTCAACGGTAATCTTCGTCAGATACTTACGAGCAAAACCTTGACGATTACACGTTTGGTACAGCGAGTCAGCCATACGCTCGCCAAGAACGCGGTGAGCTTCCTTGTCGTTAAACGCAGCTTGAATCAGTTCACGCGAAAGCTTAGCGTGCTTTTCAGCGTTAGCGAACACGTCATTGCCAACCACTTGGCCATTCGACGCTGCTTGGATGAATTGAGCCTGGCGGCTCAGAAGTTCTTGCTTCGACGATGCGTTGATTTCACCGTTAGCACCAATTGCACGCTCACCGCCGCGCTCATTACCGAAGCGGAATTCAGTTGCGGCCACCATCGGCGTCTTAGACGCGCGAACCTTAACCTTTTGACGGACCATTCTATATACTCCTGTTATTTGCTAAAGCGGCAAACCGATTAGGCTTGTGCGTTGAATTCGACTGCGAGGAACGGATACAGTTGATCCGGGGTACGAACAACCATACCAGGGAATGCAACACCCGTCGCCGAGTTGGCATGCGTAGTCAGTTGACCGTTGGCACCGAGAACGATATCGGTAGCAACCAGCGTGCCACCCTTCGAAGTCGTAACCGAAGACCAATCCACCGAAGCGTCGAATTCCGACGTAGCAACCAGGCCGCGCAGAATCACACCGATTTGACCAACATAAGCACCAGCATAGCCACCAGGTTGAACGTTACCGAACAGAGCAACCGATTGAACAACCGACATTGCATACTTGTACGTAACGACAACGGTGTCACCGTTGGTGAGACCGCTGATAGTGTTGCCAGTCAACGTGCCGCCAGTAACCGGGTCACCAGTGGTCGTGTCGATAACTGAGAACTGACCAGCGAGCGGCGTTTCTTGCAGAACGACAGCGCCACCAGCAGGAACCAGGAACGTCTCAACCTTGTTCGTGTACTGTTCCGGGAACGGATAAGCTGAAGTGCCTGCAAACGAGAAACCTACAAAGTTATCAGTCGCAGTGCCAGTCGAAGGCAGAACACCAGCAGCTTGGTTGCCGTTCGTACGAACAAGCGCCATACCTTCTGCCAGGATAACTGCACCCGGTGCAACTGCCATTTCCGTCGAATTGATTTGACGGGTAAGCGGACGAGAGATCATTTAATTCTCCAAAAAGATTTTGAACTACTTAATTCTGGGTTAATGCATAGTAAAGCGTGAGGGACAGTTATCTCAGTTTTTGGATAACCTCAGCTAACTGCCCTACGCTATAAAACTATGGTTTGTGGATTTCTTAAAAAGCCGAGAACGGAAGCTTTGCCGTGCCTGCCAGAATCGCTTGTGCCGTCGGCGAATAACCAGAAGCCTTAGCACTGATACGGGTCTTCGTCAGGGGGCGCGAGAGGGCAGCGTGAATCGTTTCAGGAGCATCTTCCTCCTCAAACTCATCAACAAAATCCTCGTCGTCACCATCCAGGTTATCGCTTTCCGATTGGAAATCCGGACCTGCTTCCTGACCGAACATTTCTTCCGAATCATCTTCCACTTCGCCATCCGACGTCATATCCAACGCAGAGGCAAAAGCGTTGCGTGCTTCCTCAGGCATGCTCACCAGCTTGTTAGCCAGCATCAGGATTGCCTTAGCGTAGGTAACACCATGCGAAGCAAAAACACGACGGACCAGGCGTTGCGCGCCACGAACACCAGCCGCGTCCAGTTCTTCTT